CATCGGCCAGCGATGATGCCCAACCTGCAAAGGGCTTCGCTGGATTGGTCAAACTTGTGGATGGCGTTGAGGCGGTTGTTTTCCTGTGCCTCGGTCAGACCGCCAAAGTGAAACTCAAGGGCATCGAGGGCATCGATGACTTCGGCTTGCTTCCAGCGGAGGGACTTGAGGTCAGCGATGATGGGCATGAGGACGGGATTTTTCTGGGGGAGGAACGGGGAGGACATGAGACCATTACAGTAGTCAGCGGGGGGCTCCGTGCAACCACAAATTGGTGGTCTTTCAGACCTACCCGAAGACAGCAAAAACAAACAATCATAAAATATTTTTACATCTTTCGTCTCAACGGAAGCGGTTGGCAAAAATATAAAGTCGGTAGACACTCAACAAAGGTGGCGAAAGCCACCTTCTCCGATGTATGTCAAAAAGTATTCTTGTTTAGTTGTAGTAAACCCAAACGGAACCATAAAGGTTAAGCAGTTTGAGGACTCGACAGTATGCAAGGCTGAATACAGGCAAGCACTTGCGGAAGGCAAGGATGCTTACTGCTATTTTAAGCCAATCAGAAGAAAGACATCAGTAGACAATCCGCTACCAGTAGAAGTAACACTATAATGTCTTACAGGCCAAAACATCCTCTTATTGTTGTAGTCAATGCAGATGGCAGTGGCTACACGCTACAGTTCAGCACCCTTGCAGAAGCCAAGACAGCACACTCATCGATTGTAACGGACGGCGTGGCTTACCTTTATTCATCATCAAAGAACAGTTTGTCATCTGGTGATGGCTATGTGACAATTCCAGAATATAACAACGGAATGACATATGGCACTGGAGCACTGGTTCGTCTTAATGGTGTAGTTTATCAATTGATTAACTTTATCGGAGCGGGCGGTTATGGGCCGATTACCCATTCTTACGCTTGGACTACCAATGTTGTAATTCCTCCTGCGTTGCCACCAATATCAAGCACGGGCTCAACTGACGGAGCAAGAAGGGGAATGACATTCACTACGGCTCAAAACATTTCATTCACACCTCCAGCATGTCCATCAGCAGGAACAATCCTAGAGGAAGCAAACACATCTTCAATCATTATTCCAATTTATGGACAACAAATTCAAGTTGGAACAACTGTTTACAATCTTGTAGCAGACGGAGCATGCGACTCATATGAAGTCACAACAAGCGTTGGATATGTTCCGAACGGAACACTTGTCGCAAGCGATGAGACAAATAACTACTTTTCTAACGGAGAGGGTGGTTACTACTTGGAGGCGAAGCCTCCATCTCCACCGACAATTGTTGGATACCAAGGAGACGAAGACCATCTGATAACTGCATTATTTAATGTTGTTAATAGAACAAGAACAAGAGCACAGTATAGCGATGGTTCATATGGAGAATGGTCAGAATGGAACTACACGGCATACGGAACTTACTACGGCAATGATGACTTCAATAATTATTACTCAGACGGTGCTGGAAGTTTTTACTCGGAAGCAAAACCTGTTTGCGAAGACTCTGGCCTCCACGAGAATGGCGTAAACGGATGGACATACGATGGTTGCCATTGGTCTTACGACAGCAGGTGGAATTGCGACCCCTCTGACTTGCACATCAACGAGGCTGGCTGGACATATGACGGCTGTTTATGGAGTTACACAAATCCATGCGATGACGCTAACGCACATACCAACGGACAAGAAGGCTGGACATACGATGGTTGCCATTGGTCTTACGATGACCGATGGAATTGCGAAGATGTTGGACTTCATACGGGCGAGGCGGGCTGGACATACGATGGTTGCCATTGGAGTTATGTAGAGCCATGTCCTTCTAGCGGAACCACTTTAAGCAACGATAGCGGATACAACTATGTTGATGTTGGTTGCGGCAATTTTGCGATTGGCAATTGGGGTACTACGACATACGCTGATGGTAACTGTGGAAGTTACACATCTGGCGGAGGAAGTTACTATGGTAGCGGAACATTTATCGGAAACTGCAACAACTATAACTATCGCTCTGATGGAAACGGTGGATACTACCAAGACGAATACACTGGTCCTCAATGCGAAGATGCTACCGCACACATCAGTGGTGAAGGCGGCTGGACATACGATGGTTGCCATTGGAGTTATGTAGAACCGCCACCGCCCTGTACGGAGGCTAATACATTACTCAGCGAAAGCAACATGTCGTCTTTTGTTAATGTTGGATGTGGCGACTTTACGATTGGGAACAATTATGACCGTGTTTTTGCAGACGGAGCATGTGGAACATATAATGTGACTGGAACCGATTGGGTTGGATTTGAAGTCGTTATTGGATACTGCGATGACCACACTTACTACTCTGATGGTAATGGCGGGTATTTATCTTCTTAACAAAGCGGGGGCGTAAGCCCCCTTATCTTTCTTCTTGCAAACGATGGGTAAACCTGCATATACGGTCTTGCACAACCAATAATATGAGCGAATACGAAAACGAAAACGAGTCACTCCACGACCTCGCCTTCTCCAACATCTGCACCGTTAAAAGCGGGAAGTTCACGGGAAAGACGGTTTTGGTCATCAAGGCTGGAATCCAAACTAAGTTTGGCATCAAGGCAATCACGGTAGAATACCGTGGCGAACACGAAACAGGCGAAAAGGTCTGGGTTTCCCCCGACCAACTTGTTTACAATGGTGCGGATGACAGCATTACCGCAGAAGCCATTAAGGAAGCCGACTATCAAGAATGGAAAGCCAAGAAAAACGCTGACGGTGGCTCTCCTTCTTATCCACAAAAGAAAACTTATCAAGCGAGAAAGGAGTCATCCGAAGATGACCGCCCCTTTTGAGCATCATTCGGACCGTGACCCTGTTGAACAGGAACGCAATCCGCACGGGTGGGATTTGTTTCACCTTGATGAAGAAGGACTTAAGGTTCTTCGTGGACAGCATGAGGACTCTGGCGACATTTATGAATCCAGAATTACAACTGACTTTACCGAAGACACGGTAAAGGTCGTTATTGTATTTAAGAACATTCAAACCAATGAAGTTAATGTTTGGGTCGGAGTCTACAAGTGGGTCGATAAGCAGTCTGTTGATGATGCCTTATTCTATAAGGAAAAGTCTGACAGCATTGGCTTTTGGGGAATAAGATATAATATCCCAATGGAGTTTACAAAGTCTGCATGGCGATGGTCGAGAGACCTTTTTAATGATGCTGTTTCTGACTCATCAGTTTATGCATGCAAGGTGAAGAGAGAGCAAGAGCGTAAGGCAAAAGAAGATAAGCGGGATTTATTCCTGTAAGGTTTCTGTCTTGACATAGAGTAGTGGTTGGGCATCATGTGGCAACACCACAAAAATGCCACCACTCTCACCTTATGAGCGAGCAAGTCGATATGCTTCCGCTATGCCCCCCGCCATTGCTGGCTCGGGCGGTCACTCTCAAACATTTGCATTGGCCGTTGCGTTAGCACACGGCTTCAATCTTGCCGAAGCAGAAACATCGGCATTGATGACGGCTTACAACTTGAAGTGCTCCCCTCCGTGGAATGAGCGTGAGTTGAAGCATAAGATTAAAGACGCATACAACACCCCTCACTCCAAGCCTCGTGGCTGGATGTTGGATGATAATGCAAATCTGGAGCCACGCAGGATGCTCCCGAGCCAGACTGTTACGCAGTCGGGCAAGTTTAAAGTCAATCTGGCAAACGCTCGGCATGTGCCCGAGGCCGAAACCTTCTCTACTGAACAATTGCTACGCAATTGCTTCAAGCCAGAGGAGATTATTTGCGTTACAAACGAAGCGGGTCAAGACGAAGACGGTCGCTGGTTTCCAGCAAGCAAAGGAACATTCCAAACCGTCCAATGGTGGATTGACCGTTACTTTGGCTCGAACCCAAGTGACAGCGAACTTTATAAGAACAAGCCACAGGGTGCATACATTCGCATCAATCCAATCCTTGAGGGCGACTACTCTGGCCGAGATGACTCCGTCTCAATCCATCGCTATGTCCTTGTAGAGTTTGATACTCGGCCAAAGGAGGAACAGTTTGCAATCTTCAAGCAGTCCAACCTTCCCATTGGTGCAATCATTGACTCGGGAGGCAAGTCGCTTCATGCATGGGTGCGTGTAGACGCCAGAGACCCAAATGAATGGAGACTCCGCCGACAGGCGGTGTTCGACTATCTCTCTGACTATGAGCCAGACGAGATGACCAAGAACCCCTCTCGCTGGTCTCGCCTCGGTGGCGTGTATCGTGGAGAGAAGGAACAGAGGATTGTGGCTCTCAATGTCGGTGCTGACTCATGGGACAATTGGGTTTCTTATCTGGAGTCCAGCGAAGTCCCAGATGAGATTACAGTAGATGACTTGGAGAACTACAATACGGACAATGACCCAACAACCGTATTGGGAAACCGTTGGCTATGCCAAGGGGGCTCGCTATCCATCATCGGGCAGTCGGGCATCGGCAAGTCGTCCTTCTTGATGCAAATGGCAATCATGTTGGCAATCGGTCGCCCCTTCTTCTCGATTGAGGTCACTCGCCCGTTCAAGTGCATCGTGATGCAAGCGGAGAACGACACGGGAGACTTATCTGAAGCGTTCAAGGGCATCGTTGGCTCCATGGATTTGACTGACGAAGAGAAGACCCTGCTACGCTCAAACATAAAGTTCTATCGTGAGTCGGTCAAGGTTGGGGAAGCGTTTGTGAAGCAAGCCCGTAAACTTATCGTCCATAACAACGCAGACTTCTTCTTCGCAGACCCCCTCCTCTCCTTCGCAGGTGGAGATGTGTCCAACCAAGCGTATGCATCCCAATTCCTCCGCAACTGGATTCAGCCCGTCCTTCTCGAAACCAAGGTTGTCTGGATTTGGCTACACCATACGGGTAAACCAAAGGCAAAGGAGGACGCATCAGCGGCCTCCATCTCTGACCTCGCATATAGCGGGCTCGGGAGTTCTGAGTTAGTAAACTGGAGTCGAGAGGTCGCCGTTTTGAGACGCACGGACAAGATGAAGCCCTTCTTTGAATTGGTGCTTACCAAGCGTGGCAAGCGGGCTGGACTCAAGGACAAGGACGGGAAGTCCACGGTCATGCTCAATCTTCGACATGCCGAGGGTCGTATCCTTTGGGAACTCAATGACGAGAACACTATGGCTAACTTCTCTCTGGCAGACTTACAGAAGATGATAGACATAGAGCCCACCCAGCACCTCGCTGACCCTGCCCAGAGCCCCTTGGTGGCTGTTACGATGGAGAGGATGAGGGTTGGTATGGCTACCGCCTCAGATGTGGTCGCACACCTCATCCGACTGTCCTCATCCAACCCAATCATCATCTGGGACAATCGCTCTCAATGTTGGGTCGGGGTGAAGCACAAACGCTAATCCAATTCAATCCTAGAGCAAGCAAACAGAAATGTTTACAACATTTGATTATATTTCAAAAGTTTTGCAAAGATTTGAAACTCAAAGAGAAAGGAAGCCGTAAGGCTTCATTCTTGCTTGACTTCCGTATTATATATACTAATATGCTTGCGTATACAAGCCTGTCAAGCACTAAAAAATGAGCAGACCTCCAAAAAACACCAAGCACTTGAAGGCCAACGCTATGCAAAAAATTGATTCTTCGGTCGCTCAAAAAACTCACTACGGTGAAACGGGAGACGATGTTTACAATAAATGGTATAAATCGCTCCCCAAAGAACAAAAAAATGGCCTCCCAGAACCCATGTCCCCACAAGGCACTTTGGATTCTAACTACATTTTCGAGGTTCAGCCAAATCACAACGCTTTTGCGTTTTCTGAAAACAACGCTTTTGACGACCCCCCTTCCAAGCCCCAGAGGATGTTCTCTCAAGACGACCTCGAAACCGTCATCCGCAGGGTCGTTATGGCGATGCAACTATCCGAGTCCCCAGAGGTGCTGTTCCAAGCCCGCTGTATCCTCATAGCCTTTGGCCTTGGCGACCCTCCCACAGAGACAGAACTCTCACGCATCAAGGGCTGTAGCAGACAGTTCGTATCCAAGAAGGTCAAGCGTATACAGCAACTGTTCAACCTCACCCCATCCCAATACATGAGGTCAGAGGAGGCTTGCAAGGCATACGCTAAAGCATGGAGAAAGGTCAATGCAGATAGCGTTTCAGATGACAATGAAGGTGAGGATGTTAAGCCAACACACCCCCTCCCCCCACGCCCCCGTGGTCGGCCTCGCAAGTGACCCCCACCCCGCCCCCCTCTCCTGTCTTGACTTTGCTATTACATTCCATTACACAATGACTACCATCACTTACATCGATACAATACATATTGTAGATGGCATAATGCCCACGCAAATGCCCCAAGGGGGCATGTTGCACTCCGAACTGACCGTTCTGTCAGGCGAATACACAACACGCCCACAGGCCCAATTCCATTACACAAACACCGTGCCTCATACCTCGTTCTCCGTGTGGATTAATGCCATGCCACCCACCCCACCCCCCCTTAAAGGAATCTATTACTCAGAACCCGCCCCCGCTGGGTTATATAAAGGGGCGACCTGCCAAAACTCGGTAATACTGGGTTAAAATCACTTATAACGCAACATTATGTCATTAACTCACGAAGATTTGGGTAAGGAGTTGGGAATATCGAGGGTACGGGTTACACAATTGGCTCAACAGGGGATGCCAGTTGATAGCGTTGAGGGAGCGAAAGCGTGGCGGGAGAAGAGGAAGACGGATAACGAAGCGGCTGGGCATATATCAGTTCCTGTTCAGCCATTGAATTTGGCGAGGCTGGACGAGATACTTGCGAGTGTAAGTAATACGACTGGTGACAGTGAGATGGATACGAGAATCAACCAGCAGATGGCGTTGGTTGAGATGACAAGAAGCACCTTTGAGCAAGCGGTAGCGAGTGGCGACCCGAGCCAAAGTAAACTTTACGGGAACTATGACCGAGCGATAGCCACCTTGCTCCGTTTGGAGCGGGAGCGTCATATTCGTTTGCAGGAGCAGGGGAGGCTGGTGGATGCGGACGAGGCTGGGCAACGGTTTGGGAAGATTTTGGGAGAGTTGCGGGCGTTGATTGAGCGAGCGGAGTTGACGGTTGCCCCACAGGCGAATCCCGACAATCCGCCGAAGGCGTTGAAGGCGTTCCGTGAGTTTCGGGATGATTTATTCCGCAAGATTTCTGAGTATAATCCGAAGGTTGAATTGAGCGACATTGCGGTGAAGTCGTTGCCAGAGGTTGAGATGCCAGAGATACCAGAATCAGAGCGTAATGCGGCTGTTGCTTTGGGTGATGGAGATGCGGAAGTGGTTGAGCACATTGAAGTCAGAAACGAGGAAGTTACAAATGAGTAATTTTATAAAGTTAAATATGTTTATTCCGAAGGAGGAATCTGGACAGCCCACAAACATGATTCTTGAGACTTGGGTTGATAAGGACAGGATTTCGATTATGCAGGATACGAGTAAGGTTGAGCAGGAATATAAATCTTTTTTAATTATAAACGGGATTGACGAGGGCATGCGTTTTGCCGAAACGGTTGAGGACATAATGTCACGCTAATGAAAGTTAAAACAGACATTAGTTTAATTGATAATCTAGAAGCCCGTATGAGACGGGTGTTCAAGCCAGATGAGGGTGGCGACATTGTGTCGTGGCTGGAAAACAACATTCGGTCTATTCCGTTCTCCCCGATGCCCGCTGGCTTTCGCATCAAGGAGACTCCGTGGCTCGCAGAGCCACTCCGTGCCTTTGCAGACCCCGAGAAGCGTCTGATACAGGTCATTGCCCCAATTCAGTCTGGCAAGTCCTTGGCGGCTGAAATGTTAAGTTGCTATATTTTAGCCAGACAGCCAGCCCCGACCCTTTATCTGAATGACACGGATGCAAATGCGGCTGACTGGATGAAAACCCGCCTTCGGGTTCTTTGGGAGAATGTCCCGCAGGTAATGAGCAAACTGAGCAAGGGCGAGGAGAAATCTAAATCAAACACAGTTCAGACGAATGACATGACGCTGTGGTGTCTTGGGGCGTTCAATGAAAAGAATCTTCAGAGACGCTCTATCAGATGGCTGGTGGCTGACGAAACTTGGCTTTACCCGAAGGGGCACTTGGCGGAATGTACCGCCCGTGTTACTTCATTCGGTTGGCTGGGTAAGCGTATCTTCATGTCGCAGGGCGGACACCAAGGAGACGAGACCGAGGAGGTCTGGAATACGACCGACAAACGGGTGTGGTCATTTAAGTGCCCCCGTTGTGGATGTGGTCAAGAATGGAAGTGGGAGCAACTACGCCTACCCGTGGATGCTATGGTGTTTGAGGGGGAGTACGATTTTAACAAAATCAGAAGTGACACTACTTACGAGTGTTCTGGATGTAAGCACCAATTCAAGGATAGCAGGGCTAACCGTGACGAAATGAATCAGCAGGGATATTATGCTGTTTCAAATCCCAATGCGGTTGACTATAACGCTGGCTACACTTGGAACTGCCTTGCGGCTCGTTCTTGGGGTGGTGCGGCTGAATCCTTTGTGAGAGCCAAGTTAATTCTTGATTTAAACGGGGACTCTGGACCCATGCGTATTTTTAAGCAAAAGCAACTTGCTGAATTTTGGTCAGATGCCCCAGATGCCTTTGACACGCTTCAGTCCATTGGGGACTACAAGCAAGGCGATGAGTGGGAACTTGAGGCTTTTATCAATCCAGCCACAAAGAAAGTTAATTCTGACAAGGAAATAAAAGACCAGATTCCGACAAGATTTATGACGGTCGATGTGCAGAGAACTGGATTCTATTGTTTGATTCGTTCTTGGGCAGAGGGTGGTACAAGCCGCCAGAGGCGTTGGAAGTTCCAGTCCACTTGGAATGATGTTGATGATTATGCCAAGTCAAATGGAGTTCACAAGGCTCTCGTTTATGTTGACTGCGGAGACCAGTTTGATGATGTTATTCGTAACTGCGGAATCTTTGGATTCACTGCCCTTCGAGGCGACCAGCGTAGTGAGTTTGCGTGGAAGGTTCAGACCGCTGGCGGCATGAGAACTATCAATAAGACATATGCACCTGCCCGCCTTGTTAATGCTGGAACTGGCGTGGTGCGTGTGCACCACTTCTCTAACTTGGCGTTGAAGGACCAACTCAGTCGTCTCAGAAAGACGGGTCGTCATACTTGCCCTTCAGATTGTGGTCAAGATTACATTGAACAGATGGAATCCGAGGCCCGAGTTATGAACTCAAGCGGGAAGCCAGAGTGGAAGCGTATTGGCAACAGACATAATCACTTGTGGGACTGCGAAGTTATGCAACTCGTCCCAGCGGCGGCATTTGGCCTTCTAAGCGTTCCCAAGGAACTTGCAACAACAACAGAACAACTTACTCCAGATGAAAATAAGCAGGAGAAAATTGACGACACAATTGCAACGGATGGCAACTAAGGTTTCCGCTTGCATTGCTCCGCAATGCATGCATGATGTTCTATGTGATGGTTCGGTGGTAATTGTGCATGGCAACGGCACAAGAGGTTTCTCAGCAGAAATGCTGAAGGGTGTTCTACTGATTCCCCGTATTTCCTCGATTGACTCCACCAACCATTGCTTTACTTTAGATGGCCGAAGATACTTGAAGCAGAAATGCTCATACCCAGCGGTGGGTCATACAATCTGAACGGCATCTAT